TGTCCGTGCAACCATCGCCGAATTCCAATTCGCTGGTGCTGCCGGAACAGCAATCTAAGGAGGGAGTGAACCATGGCCGCTCCAATGCGCAGTACCGACTTTCGTAGCATCGTCGAACCTATTCTGAACGAATGTTTCGACGGTGTATACGATCAACGAGCCGACGAATGGTCACGGGTTTTCCGTGAGCAAGAAGGCATCCCACGTAACTACCACGAAGAACCCGTCCTGTACGGTTTTGGTGCAGCACCACAGATGGCCGATGGCACACCTGTGACGTACCAACAAGGTGGTGTGTTGTTCCTCAAGCGTTACGTCTATGAGGTGTACGGCTTGGCCTTCGCTTTGACCAAAGTTTTGGTTGAAGACGGTGACCATATCCGTATCGGTCAGGTGTACGCTCGTCACTTGGCTCAGTCTCTGATTGAGACCAAGGAGACTCTGTCCGCTAACGTGCTGAACAACGCCTTCACTGGCGGTCAGTATGCTGGTGGTGACGGTGTCGCTTTGAACAGCGCTTCGCACCCAATCGTGAACGGAACCTTCAGCAACTTGCTGTCGACCGCTGCCAATTTGAGCCAGACATCGCTTGAGCAGATGCTGATTCAGATTCGTCAAGCTGTTGACAACAACGGCAAGAGAATTCGTCTGGTGCCCCGCCAATTGGTGGTCGCTCCGGGCAATGTCTTCCAAGCCGAAGTGCTGCTGAAGTCTGTTCTGCGTGCTGGTAACGCAAACAACGACATCAACCCCATCAAGTCGATTGGCTTGCTGGACGAGGGTGCCGCTGTTATCTCGCGTCTGACAAGCTCCACCGCATTCTGGGTGCAGACCGATGCGCCAGAAGGCATGAAGCTCATGATGCGCCGTAAGCTGGAAAAGACCATGGAAGGCGATTTTGAAACCGACTCCATGCGCTACAAGGCTACCGAGCGTTACGATGTGGGCTTCACTGACCCACGCGCAATGTACGGCACACCCGGCGTCTAAACCCAAGCGGGGGCTTCGGCCCCTGCGTTACAAGGAGAAAAGACAATGGCAAATTTACTGGTAACCCGTTTCCCAAATGGCGTGACAAACGTCGGGGAAGATTCACCGTTTGCTGATCTGGCAATGCCAGCACCGACAAAGTTTCACACTTACTATGAAGATTTCGACTACTATGTGGCCGCAAACTGGACTGTAACTGAGACTCAGGCTGGTGCTACTCAGGCTTTGACTGACGGCGATGGTGGTTTACTTTTGATCACCAACACTGCCGCAGATAATGATCTCGTTGCTTTGCAAAAAGTAGGCGAGTCATATCGATTTGCTTCAGGCAAAGAGCTTTTCTTTGAGGCACGCCTCAAGGTGAGCGACGCAACTGAATCTGATGTAGTTATTGGTCTTCAAATTACCGATGCAACCCCGCTTGACGTATCGGATGGTGTGTTTTTCATCAAGGCAGACGGCTCTACTTCGGTAAGCCTGTTGGTTGAGAAGAACGGCACAGCAACTACGACCTCTAGCGTGGCTACTATGGCTAATGACACATTTATTAGTCTTGGGTTTTACTATGATGGCGCATCAAGCATTCAATACTTCGTAAATGGCGTTGTGAAGGGCACTTCTGTGACCACCAACTTGCCTGACGACGAAGATATGACTGTGTCAATTGCTCTTCAAAATGGTGAGGCCGTTGCAAAGACAATGACTGTGGATTACGTCTTTGTTGCGAAGGAGCGTTAATCATGGGTCAATTTAAACCAATGGTGAAAATGGAGACCACTGAGCCTTCAGTTGAACTGAAACTGAAAAAAGGTGGTTCCGTCTCTTCTCCCAAGAAGATGATGAACGGCGGCGTCATGGGCGCTCTGTCCGCAGCACCGGCTCCCGGTGCTCGTGGCGGTATGTCTCCTGTGGCTCGTCCCGGCAAGCCTTCGATGATGGACCGCCGTAAGGCCATGATGGGCAAGTCAGCAATGGCTCGTCCTATGATGGCTAAGGGTGGTGCAATGGACGCCTTGGAAGCTCACGCTGCCAAGCCTGCCAGCAAAGGCCACAAAGGCCTCAAAGCTGGTGGTATGGCCTGCGCTACTGGCGGTGTAGCCAAGTCACCAAAGCCCGGTAACTACGCCACTGGTGGTGTTGTGAATGGTCAAGGCGGCTTCAAAAAGGGCGGCGCTATTTCCAAGAGCGGCATCATCCCAGTGAGTGCATCTGAAAAAGGTGCCAAGGGTTATGTCAGCACCAAAATGGAAACCGCTAAGGTGAACCACAACTCCGCGCCTACAGGCGAAGTGAAGATGGGCAACGCTGGCGGCTACAAAAAAGGCGGTGCTACAAAAAAGCACTACGCCACGGGGGGAGCTGTTAACGACAGTGGCCGTGCCGTGGCAATGCCTAAGAAGCAAGCGTCTAACCCTGTCTCCAACGACCGTCAATCTGGCACCTTCAAAAGAGGTGGAAGTGTGACCCCAGCCGAGAAGAAAGAACAATCTTTTTTCAAAGCTGAAAATGCTACTGCAATGAAGCAGGCGAAAGCCTACAGCAACGAGAAGTATGGTCGCAAGATGAACGCTGGCGGTGCTGCTTCCGAAAAGGAGCAGAAGTTGATAGACAAGGCTTATGCCGATAGCATTGGTCCATCTGCGGAAGATTTGGACATGGCTAAGTCAATTCGTAGCATCCCCGGCAAGTTGTTCCGTGGTGCTAAGAATTTGATGGGCATGGACAAGAAGCCGAAGGCTGGTGCTGTGACCGAGACTGAAAAGTCTATTACGGTTGAGCCTGCTAGAAAACGTGGTGGATCAGTAAAGTGCTGAACCTAAGTGGGGGCTACGGCCCCCGCTTTTAATTGGAGAAAAATATGGCTGATGCAGTCACAAGTCAAACGCTCTTTGATAACGAGCGCACGGCTATCATGAAATTCACCAACCTTTCTGACGGTACTGGTGAAAGCAAAGTTTTGAAGGTAGATGTTTCTGCGCTAACACCAAGTGCTTCTGGCAAAACTTGCACTAGAGTAACGATTACAAAGATCCATGCCGCAACGCATGGTTTGGAAGTACAGATTTATTGGGATGCGACCACAGATGTATTTTGCTGGTGTATGCCACAAAATTCTCAATACACAATGGATTTTGATAAGTTCGGCGGTTTGACTAACAACGCAGGCGCTGGCGTAACTGGTGATGTCTTGTTCAGCACTGCGGATGCTTCTGCTGGTGACTTCTACACCATCGTCCTTGAGATGGTTAAATTTTACGGTTAATCATGCCAAGCAAATCATCTTCTCAACACAACTTGATGCAGGCAGTTGCACACAACCCTAAGTTTGCAAAAAAGGTTGGCGTCCCTACAAAAGTCGGCAAGGAATTTGCCAAGGCTGATGAGGGTAAAAAATTTAAAGGAGGCGGATTGTATGAAAATATCAATGCAAAGCGTCAAAGAATCGCTGAAGGCTCTGGGGAAAAGATGCGCCGAGTGGGTAGCAAAGGTGCGCCAACGGCTGGTGACTTTAAGCAGTCAGCAAAGACCGCCAAAGTAAAATGAGCAAGAAGAACGTAAGTCTTGCAATTGGTCGCGGTGAGAAGCTCCCTGCTTCTAAGGGTGCGGGTCTTACGGCCAAGGGACGCGCCAAATACAATGCAGCAACGGGCAGCAATTTGAAGGCTCCGCAACCCCAAGGTGGCGCACGCAAGGATTCATTTTGCGCACGCATGTCAGGTGTGCCCGGACCCATGAAAGATGAAAAAGGCAAGCCAACGCGCAAGGCTGCTGCTTTAAACAGATGGAAGTGCTGACATGGCTTACTCGGATACCTATGGTCAGGTCTACAACGTCCAAACGCTAATTGACCACGGCGCACGCAGGTGCGGGAAGTTGGCCGAGGAGTTGACTTCTGAGCAGCTTTTGAGCGCTCGGGAGTCTTTGGGCTTTGTGATGAGCAACCTGATCAACATTGGCATCCAGTATTGGGCCATCGAGAAGAAGGTTTTTGGCCTCACGCCAGAGAAGTATCAGTACACCCTGCCTGATGGCTCCAATGACGTCTTAAACGCCCTGTACAGGACGATGACGCGCACCACTGGCAGCTACACATCAAGCGCTGGCGGCACGGCCTCCAACGCTGGCGACAACGACATTGACACCTTCTGCCAGCAAACATCGGCAAACGGCAACATTTCAATCAATTTTGGGACTGACAACCCGATCTATGCTGGCTCAATTGGGCTTTTGCCCTACGTTTCTGGTGGCGGCAGCGCTACTTGGACGCTGACACTCGAATATTCGACCGACAACATCACTTGGAACACGCTTCAGAGCCTTGGAACGGTCGTTGTGACCGACAACAGTTGGATCTGGACCGATATTGACCCCGGCCAGAGCGTTCAGTACTACCGAGTGCGGATTTCTGGTGGTTCGACCCTTGCTTTGCGCGAGTTTTATGTTGGAAACAACTCAACTGAGATCACCATGTCTCGTTTGAACCGTGACGACTACACAAACCTGCCAAATAAGAACTTTACGGCCAATCAGCCGTACCAATACTGGTTTAACCGCACGGTTCCGAACCCTGAGATCTATCTTTGGCCCACTCCAAGCAACCCGTTCGTCCAAATGACGGTTTGGTACAGCAAACAGGTCATGAACGTGGGCGACTTGACCAACGAGCTACAGATTCCGCAGCGCTGGTACTTGGCTGTGGTCAATATGCTGGCCCACCAGATGTCAATGGAGCTTCCTCAGGTGGGGCTGGACCGAGTTCAGTACCTTGAGGCTCAGGCAGAGAAGACTTTGGCCTTGGCCGAGGCAGAAGAGCGGGATCGTTCACCGATCTACTTCGCGCCCAATATTGGCGTCTACACGAGGTGATTCATGGGCATGTTCCTTGACACCCTCGGCAATGCGTCTCTGGCGATCTTCATCTGCGACCGTTGCAGGATGAAACGCGCCATGGATGAGCAGATGTCGGACCCAAACTTTCCCGGTTTGAAGGTTTGTCAACAGGGGTGTGCTGACCAAAAAGACCCCTACCGACTGCCTGCCCGAAAGACTGAGCGTATAAATCTGAGATTTCCTCGCCCGGATGTATCTGTGGCTGTTGATCCAAACAACCTTGTGACCGACAATCAGGGTGACTACATCATCTCGACTGAGGGCAACACAGATACACCGGAAAATAATGGCAACCTCGACGGAATATCGGTCACACCATAATGGCAAATCAAACCATCACCCAACTGCCAGCCGCAGGCCCCATCACTGGCACTGAGCTTGTGCCCATCGTCCAGAACGGTGGAACCTACAGGACCACTGCTTCGGCCTTGGCTGGATCTCCAGTTCAGACTCAGACTTTCCTGACGCTGAATCAAGAGCCGACCCTCAACAACAGCCGCTTCCTGTCCTCAGGCACTGGCGTTGGCTTGGTGGATGGTGGTGCCCAGAGCTTCTACCGCATCACGCTCAATGGCGTTTCTGGCACGCTGGAGGCCATGGGCAACGGCTTTGCTGTGAAGGTCGGCGGCACCATGACGCCCCGCTCGATTGCAACATCTGGCGCAGGCGTAGCGGTCACCAACGGAGACGGCCAATCTGGCAACCCAACGATTGCTTTGAGCGGCACGGTGGCTTCGCTTGCCAATAACGGCGGTACGGGCTTCTTGGCACTTCCCGGCAATGGAACGGTCTCTGGCCGCACCTTGACTGGAACTGCGAACCAGATCGGCATCACCAACCCTGACGGGATTGCTGGAAGCCCTGTTTTCAGCATTGCAGACAATCCAGTGCTTCCGGGTGACGGTGGTGTGGTTATGCCTCTTGGAAATACGGCGGCACGCCCCGCTGCCCCAACAAACGGCACCCTACGCTACAACAACCAGACTGGAACCTTTGAGGGCTACGCAAACAATAATTGGGGTTCAATTACCACGGGCACTGGCGTCACCTCTGTGGCTACAGGAACTGGCCTGACTGGTGGGCCAATTACCTCCACGGGTACGATCTCAATTGCAAACACGGCTGTGACCGCTGGCAGCTACACCTCTGCCAACATCACGGTAAACGCTCAGGGCCAGATTACTGCGGCAGCAAATGGTGCGGCTGGCGGTGTGACAAGTTTTACTGCTGGCACAACAGGCTTCACACCTTCTACGGCCAGCACTGGTGCGATTACCCTTGCAGGCACTTTGAATGTTGCGAACGGCGGCACTGGCGCAACCACGCTGACTGGCTATTTGTTTGGCAACGGCACAAGCGCAGTCACGGCGGTAGCCACAATTCCTAATGCGGGATTGACGAACAGCTCTGTCACTGTTGGCACAACAGCAATTGCCTTGGGCGCTTCAAGCCTTACCCTCGGCGGGTTGACTTCTGTTGCGGTAACACAAGACCCAACATCTGCGTTGCAATTGGCAACCAAACAGTATGTTGATGCGGTGGCCGAAGGTCTGCATGTTCACGCTTCTTGCGCTGCGGCCACTACGGGAACTCTTGCCTCAATTACTGGCGGCACAGTGACCTACAACAACGGCACGGCTGGCGTTGGGGCAACGCTGACTTTGTCGGTGGCTTTGACTGCTTTGGACGGCTACACGCTGCTCAATGGCGACCGTGTGCTTGTCAAGAATGAGGCTACGCAGGCCAACAACGGCATTTATACATGGGCAACGGGTGGGACAGTTCTTACTCGTGCGACTGACTTTGATACCGCTGCCGAGATGGCAAGCGGTGACTTCACATTTGTCTCAAACGGCACTCTGTATGGAAGCACGGGATGGGTGCAAACTGACCCTGTGACGGTCGTTGGAACAAGTCCTGTGACATGGATTCAGTTCTCTGGTTCGGGAGCGTATACGGCAGGCACAGGCTTAACGCTTGTAGGCACGCAGTTCAGCATCACCAACACTGCGGTGACTGCTGGTGCATACGGTTCGGCGTCTTCTGTTCCGACCTACACAGTCAACGCGCAAGGTCAACTGACCGCCGCATCGAATACCGCGATTGCCATCGCCAACACTCAGGTCAGCGGACTTGGGACGATGTCAACCCAGAACGCCAACTCTGTTGCCATAACTGGTGGAGCAATTGACGGCACGACTGTGGGATCTACGACTGCGGCAGCGCTTCGTGGCACAACCGTAACGGCCACCAGCGACTTTTCTGGACCCGGCACCAACCTGACTGGCACAGCCGCAGGCCTGTCGATTGGCGGAACCGCTGCAACGGCCACCAACGCAACGAATGTGGCGACCACAGCGACCGGCACGGACGCCAACTTCTTCATTCCCTTCGTGGCTGCGTCCACAACAGGCAATCAAGCACTTGGAATTGACGCTGGCATTACTTACAATCCATCAACCAATGCGCTAACCGCAAGTATCAACGGAGGGACGTTTTAATGTCACAAGCAGGCTTTACACCCATTCAGCTCTACCGCACCACCACTGCGGCGGCGGTTCCGGTCAACACCAATTTGTCTGATGGCGAACTTGCCATCAATACGACTGACGAGAAGCTGTACTTTAAAAACGCTGCTGGCACGGTCAAGCTGTTGGCGTCGACCGCTGGTGCAGCAGGTGATGTTGCAGGCCCAGCATCGGCCACAGATGGAAACTTGGCGGCTTTTGATGGCACCACGGGCAAGCTGATCAAGCAAGCCGCTACGGTCACCGTTGGTCAAGGCGGAACAGGCGCATCAACTTTGGCCTCTGGCGGATACCTTAAAGGTGCTGGAACTTCTGCAATCACCTCGCAAACTGGTATTCCTGCTGGCGACATTACATCAGGGACTCTGGGAGTGGATCGTGGCGGCACAGGGATTGCAACGACCACTGCGTACAGCGTGGTTTTCTCAGGCACTACGGCTACTGGGGCGTTTCAAGCAGCGGCTGGTCCCGGTTCGGCAGGCCAGATCCTGACAAGCAATGGTGCAGGTGCGCTACCTACGTTTCAAACCCCTGCGGCTTCTGGTGCTACCAAGGGCCAAGCAATCGCTTTTTCAATCGTATTCGGTCTGTAAGGAACCATCATGGCAACAAGTCCAGCAAACATAGTTAATGTTACAGCCATTCTTGGCACGACAACTTATTTGACGCCAACAGGTACAACTGCTGTTGTTCTGTTGAATAACACCGCAACATCAACATTGCTCTATAAGAT